GGTTACACCGCTGTGCCCAAAGTTGCTTACACTAACACTGAGCAACACGTCGGCTACTTCTCAGAGCGGTCCACGATCGCTGAGCGGCGTCTTGTCCGTCAACTTGCCCTAAACATCGGGGGCAATGTGACGATAAGCGTCGCCCCAGTGACTACTGGTTTCGCACCTGAGGTTGTAGACCAGCTGGTTTCCGCCTCTTAAAGATTGAGGCTGAACCGCTGATTCCTGTTTCTTCCATGCTTCACCTTGCTGGTGAAGTACCCATTTAGGGGAATATTATGTCAACGATAGTTTTTGAAATGTACAGTGCGGAGGTACCGCTCCACGTCTTTGTGGTCGGCGCCGAGGATAGCGAGGCTTACAGAGAGCAGATCAAGGAGACCGTAAAAACGATCTTCATGATACTCCCTGAGAAGTATCGGAGTCCTAACGATGATCGAACCATGCAGAAAATAGAGGAGTACTTCCATGTCTGTAAACTTCTCGGCCGTCTTGACACGAGCTGCCTCGATTTTTGGGGCACGCTCATTCTGGAAGACCTTGGCATCCCTATTGAGGGGTACGAACCGCGGCGCGATGAAAATAGGAGTAATACTCCTACTAGTCGCGTGCGCATTGTACTTCGCTTTATCAGGGAATACCGAGATGGCGCGCCAGTTGCTAGAGAGTCTAATCGACCTCCTGTGACAAGCGCTAAGGACGTCCAGCTTCAAAGTTGCGAAGCTGGCGTTCTACTCGGTCAAGGCGATCTTCAGAGAGTTCTCTGATGAGCGCCTCAGAGCCAAGGCAGGCTGACGCTGCTGCTCCAGTAGATTGGATAAGCAGTTGGGGGCTGGATGCTAGTCTCGCATTACTCCGCGAACTAGCCAGTGACCACCTTTCAGAGTGTCCAGTTTACGGACATTCTGTTCTCGCTCTACTTCGTGAAAACAAGTGGAGCGAGCTGGTGGACTTCCAGATTGACTACGACCGTGTTTCCGTCAACGAGGCGCTAAACTTGAGGCAGGCTCTTGGCTTCTTCCAGAAGCTAGAAAACCTTCCACTAGGTCGCGACTTGGAAACAGAAGCATGGACAAAGTTTCTGGAATCCGAACGCATGTGCAAGCAAACAAACGACCTGTTTAGATTGTGGACTCGTGGCTCGATTTCATTTCGACCACGTGATGTTGTGAGGATGTTCCTCGCTCGTCAGAAAATAGCCCGCATCTTAGGGTCGCCGCCTTCATGGGCGGACTTGCAACTGCGCCACGGACCTGGTGCTACGGTACGGACGAAAAAGTCTGAAGCCAGCTGGCAGAGAAAATTTGCTGCTGGTATTTCGTGTAGTCCTGAACTGTTCTACTCGGGGCACCTACCAAGCGTGCTCAGAGAGATACCGCACTGGACAGCAGCTTTCTCATCGCCGTATATTTGCGATGAAGGCTGGTTGTGCGAGAGCGTTCCCGTCGAAGTTTCGTCGGGGCGCTTACAGTTCGTCCCTAAGAGTGCGAAGTCCCTTCGTGCCATTGTAGTAGAACCTGGACTGAATGTTTTTGTTCAGCAGGGCCTGCTGCAGTGGATTGAGAGACGTTTGTATCGCGCTGGAATCAACCTTCGTGACCAGTCTATAAACAAAGACCGGGCCCGGGTTGGTTCCATCGATGGGTCTGTTGCTACCATCGATCTTAGTAGTGCCTCTGACACCGTTAGCATGGAACTTGTCCGGTTCCTGCTCCCTCCTGAATGGTTCGACATACTATCGTCGACTCGAACGGGGGCGGTTATGTACGGTGGTACTCTGATGACCCTGGAGAAATTCTCCTCCATGGGGAACAGTTACACGTTCCCTCTGGAGAGTCTGATCTTCTGGGCTCTCTGCACAACCATCGACACCAGCACAACTGTGTATGGTGATGACATTGTGTGCAAATCAGAGCACTGCGCTGGCATCGTAGAGCTGCTCTCCCTTTGTGGCTTCTCCGTAAATCTGGAGAAATCATTTTGGGATGGGCCGTTCCGCGAGTCCTGCGGAGGTGATTACTTAAAGGGAATTGACATTAGGCCTTATTACCAAAAGCACCTGGTAAGCGGCCAAACCCTTTTCTTGTTGCACAATTTTTACATGCGCAACAAGGAAACCGATCGAGCTCAGAAGGTTCTGGAGAAAATCCCAGAACCCCTTAGGCTCTTCGGCCCTGACGGCTATGGGGATGGCCATTTGATTGGTCATCCCTGGTCGCCTCGGGTAACACCACGGCTCTTAGAAAAGGGCTATGGCGGGGTTTCGTTCGACACTTTCTGCTCTTCAGCTAGGCGCGAGCCTTCGCTGTATCCAGGTGACTGGGTTACTCCACTGTACTGTGTTTATCAGCGCAGTGCTGAGGAGCCACCCAACCTTGAATTTACAAGGTCGGGTCGGCCGTTATGGCCGCTTCCTGGTGAAGAAAGTTACGTCCGTAGGTCAATC